CCATCGATTACCGAAGTCGGCTCGATGAGTTTTGGGATGTTGTTTATATTTACATGACCAACCAGTTCCCTAACTGGTAGACCATAATGACTATTATTATTAGTAGTAAGTGATATACAAAAATCTGATTCCTCACTCAGTGAACCAGTTGGAAAGTTTTGTTGACTGACAAGGTCGCGGTAAATACCGCTACATCTATATACAAAAGCCTTTAGTAACATAGGCATCTTTTCTTTTCCTATTATTTACATATGGTAACCAAATATATACATAATTTTGCTTCATTCCAATAGGCAGATTTAAAACTGCCCGTGCTCTTTTAAGGGGTGAGCACCGGCCCCATTGCATGTAGTTATTGACATTCAAATGACATTGGTTCGGTTTCCTCACCAATGCACAATTGACTGTCATCCTCAGCACCACCAAAATACTTCCAATACCACTCTTCAACAGATTGTCGATAAGTGACATTTAACTGTGTGCAAAGATGGGTTATATCATTGAGTCTTGCGACTTGTTGCATTTGCAATCTTCGCATCTCATATGCTTCTTCTCCATGATTGGCCCACTCTCGCAGTGCTGTATCAATGTTCAACGCACAAGCAAACTCGGGTGTATTCACAGTGCCTTTGGGGCGCATGTACATGTGGAGCATTTTGAATATTGATTTGTCCAATAACGCACCTACATGCATGCCCTTCTTAGGGCAATACACGCTTTTCCTCTTCAAGAACTCGAAGTCCTCAGGTGGTAGGAAATCCACCAACTCACTTTCCTTATCAGGCATGGTGTAAGTTTGACCATATTTCTCCAGAAATAGAGATGCTCCCTTGATTGTGAAGTTACTCACAGTGTCCTTGACGGATCCGATATTATCATCACCATACGTAATAAGGGCAACATTCTCCCTGAAATTGAGATCCCAATGTTGAGGATCTGAATAGAAGTAGACTCTCAAATTGAGACTACCGCATAGGCCATTCACAATCACCGTGATGGAATTCCCTGCGATATGTCCCCCTTCCGAAAGACCAATCAAATCTCCATTGAATGCTATGTACGCATACACAACATCACCAGTCATGGCTTCCATAATAGCCAGATCCTCCTCGGTGTAGTTACACTCCCGGGCAAAATCTATTAGCATTCTGAAAGCTGCAAAGATCAATTGGGATGGCAATTTCTGATCATACTTGCCGTAGTCACCACCAATTAGGCGGTCCCTACCAAACATAAACACATGATCGTGAAGATCCTGCCATTCTGGGCCGTGGCTATTAATTCCTACGGCACACTCTGAAGCGAGTGGATTCATCTGCATCACTCTCATCACGGGTAAGAAGTACTTCCGTAACAAAAAAGTCAATGCGATCGGATTACTGTAGAAGATCCGACACTTGGGTTTAGCAAGTATCTCGTCTTTCTTACAAGCTTTCGCTATTGTGTTAGCGCGTAATCCCTTCCGATAAAGTTGTTCACAACGCTCTATTTCTGAGCGTATGGCATCATCGAACACCAGCTTCCGTCTGCGACCTTCCATATCACTCTCAATTTCTATCTCAGTGACATATTTTCGCTTTGCCCCGACTAAGGGGAAACCTATAGCAGTGTTCAGCTTTATGCCGTCCATGAATTTCTTTCCGGGAATTCCAACCATGTTTTCTTGTTCAGTCAATGGCCGCGCATCCTTCCAGAGATCGCTCCTGAAAATCGGCAACAAGGCCGACTTATAGTCTGTTATTGATCTCGCTAAGATTGAATGCGGAAAAGGGTGAGCAGGAACCGATAGATTTGCCAGATTTGATTGCCAGCCAAAATAGGGTGGACTAAATTTTGGTCCACAATAGATGTTGGGATAACCTGTCACATCTAGCACTGAAGCACTTATGGGTGTGACTTTTACGTCAGACCTATTCGTTGTTGCACCAGGGCAAGAGCCATAGTATGCTATTTGTGAATGTTCAGGCAAATAGTTCAGAGGACTTTTCGGGTTCATTGGTTCATCTGTCACCACAGTAACACCGAGATTTTGTTTCTCAAAATCATCAGCATCACCGGAAAAGATGACACCCTCAACCGTCCGTAGATAAGTCATTGCATCTACCATATTTGATAGTGTAACAACACCGTAGCAGCCTTGGGGAGTACCAGACCTTCCACCTAAGTGTATGCCTGATAAACATGATGCCTTTCCCTGGGACACAATGGGTGCCCCGCAGAGGCCCTTGAAAGTGTCCATAGACAATGTCTCATAGGTGCCTCCAACAAAGTCACAGATACCATTTGATGTTATTCCGGGTCTTGCCAGTCCTTTGGCTCGTGTTACAGAGCCATCCTTTGCTCGCCATAGCATTTGGAACTCATGATATGGCATGTTGTCAGTTGGTAACCACTCAGAAAGATTTTTGAAAGATCCTCCAGTACTACTATAACAGATACACAAATCTGTATTAGGAATGTGGTACGAGGCCGCTTTGCATAATTTCGTAGCAAAGTGACCTCCTGACGTGTCAGGTTTATCTCCGTAGAATGTTACATCCAATGTATCCATCTCGAAGTAATGATTTGGTATGACGACCAATTGGGTTCTAAGGAACAACCCATTCACCATCAGTTTTCTGTTGCCTACCATCACTGTACCATAACGCAAATTCTTCTCAATGCGAGCATTCAGATGTTCGTTAGGTGTACAGTAAGAGACCTTACTAATGGGTAGTGGAGCTTTAGACACGCCGATCCAAGGATTTACCTCAGAATCGCGTTTGTCGATTTCCTCCTGGGTTGTTGGCTCTAAAGAACCTTGTGGATTTAAAGATCTCCACCGTCTGTACAATTTTGATAAAGCGTAGATTGCACCTACTACGCCAGCCGCTTTTATGACTGTTCCTGCATGCTCATCACGCCATGATTTTATGGCTGGGTGGCACACATTTCGATTTAGCAGCTCCTTACGGTAATTCTTCATCACCAGTTTGACCATGTATTTCTGTCGCGATATACATATGCCAGACATGCCTAGTGCCAACCATCCTGTACGTGACTTATCACGAGTTTGGTGCCACATTGAACCAACAAAGAGCCCGGCCGCACCCCACTGTAAACAAGTTTCTACAATGTAGTGCCTGCGTAGCTTGTCTCTGTTGACTAACATCAGCATCTTCTGAACCGTATCATTCTCTACCCATGGTGTGGGCAAGACTGTTATCCAGTCCCAGTGTTTCGCAAATAATCGCGCAGAGGTTAGCAGAGCCAACGATGTTGCTCCTTCCACTAGACGATCTATACCGAAAAAGTCCTTGCGGATCCTCCCGAGCACAATATCAGTGGCGCGAGTAGCACTAGCAATTATCTCATCACCAAAATGGGGTTCCATGCACTTTCCCGTGCATTTCCTCTCCTTCGGGGAGACATGATTCTGGTCATCACCAGTGAGAGTTACCCCCTTCAACTGGTATTCGCCCTCTTCAGTGAATTCGTACAAGTGATCATGGTCACTACAATATTCCCGGATGTTTCTACATCCCTCATGGGGACACAGATGTATGTTCATTCGTGATTGAATGTCATCCATGATAGATTGTTGACCGTCTCGATGTATGTGAAATTGTTCTATTACATACTGCACTGCATCACGGAATGGTACGCGGACCATCTTCCGTCCTCGCCATTCAATGGGTGCATAGTCTGCTACCCATCGCAATTTTTCGGGGCAAACAGCTCGTTCCAGAGTCAACTCCCAGATGTCATCAAATAATGGCTTCCTTTTCAATTTCTTGTTGAATGCCACAATCTTTGGGGTATCTAACCCCTGGGGTTTTCCGTTGACTATCCTTTGAAACTCCCTCTTCGCTAGCACAGTAATCACCACATGCATACGTCGTTGGACGGAGTATGGACAATTGGAATACGTTCCTGCATCCAAATGTTTGATGTTTGTGGTCACACTAACAATGGTGGGCTCAATAAAAACCTTACCCTTGGACTCTAGGTCTGCCATGTTAGCATAGTACATTTGATTGTTGCAAACATCAATAATAGCTTGCGTGGGTGGAGCAGTTACAAAGTCTGCTTTGGAGTTACCCAGATCATCAATAATCATTACCGTTTTCTTGGTGGTCCAGTTTGACTGGTACTTATCACCGGGGTTTACCGCAGCGCGATATTCTTTCCCGGTTTGTAGTCCAGCACTAGCCAGCATGGCATCGATCATTTGATCCGAACAAGTCGTTTTCCCTTGGGAACTCTCACCAAAGAATTGTAGGGCAAAAGGCGCCCGTCGGACGCCATTCGCTATCTTGAAAGTTATGTAGTCATTTTTCATTCCGACGAGCTTCGAGAGCTTATCATTCAACAACTTCTTTTCAAGTCCTTTGGCTGCCTTGGCTATGATCTTTATTTTTGATGTTAGACCTTCCAGTCTATCATCATATTCTTGATCTTCTTTGCCTGCAACTTTGTACAGATTCCCATTTTTGACAAGAACCCACCAACTTTGCAGAAGGCTAAATTCTTCGTCAACCGCCATTGCCTCAGTATCCGACATCAAGAAAGGCTTCAAACTCCTAGCCTGAAAACTCGCATACATTGATTCGACAAAGAAAGTCACGGACGCAAACATAGCGTCAATGATCTCAAATGCCGTCCCATGTACAACTTTCAAGTCAGGTTCAAAGAGTTTGTACTCCTTAATGCTGAAAGTGCAATCAGCAACGTTGCACATCCCAAGTGCCACTAGTAGACCCAAAACTTTGGAAAAATTCTCAAACAAGAGGTTATCCTTACACAGGGTCCAATTGGTACGAGCATCTCGCATCATTTTCAACCACGATGGTGGTGTCTTCGTTGTTTCCACGCCATCTTGTGGTGTGATTTTAAACATATCATATAGATACAGACGCACTTGATTAGTGATCGAAGTGCTGAAAAAGGTTCGGGCGTACAATAGAATGGCTGAGCAAATGGATACATAATCCTGGCAGCCTTGCACGGTTAATGTGAGTATCAGGATTCCTTCAATCTCCTTTATCAACTTGTCGTTGACTGGGATATTTCCGAAAACCCCTAAATCACGCACGAAATTGGACGCCATGTCCAAATAATCCATGCCCGTGGTGGGTTGTACTTTTGTTGCTTCCTCGTGTTGTGGACGAGTAGCGGGAGGATCGGGCGGTGACGTATCATTTTCATCACTATCCCAAATCCAACGTTCGAAAAATGTCTTCCTACTAGGAGCATATTCCGGCACACATATATGTGAAATTCCGTCAGGAACCACGGGGTGTGTCTTTGGCTCGTTTAAAGGCTGAGAGGCCTGGATGTCCGAAGACGGTTTTGCAGATACGGTCTGCATAGTTTATTCTTCTGAGTCTCAAAAATTTATGTGACTCAAAAGAACAAACTCCGGGGGGAGTCTGTTCAATCGAGTGCCCCAAGGCTATATGATAAAAGAAAACCGTCTGTTTCCTTATAAAGAAAGCGCTCAAATCTAATTTAATAGAGAGACTATACCTTCAATCAATTTTACCAAGAGGCCGGCTGTAGCGCCTACGATGGCCATTACTTGTATTACTACGTTGGTGACCATCCACAATTAGAAATTACTCGGGAAAGATAATTTTAATGCTATGGATAATATCATCAGTGACTAAATAGGGTCATACTTAGTTAGACAATGCTAGTACATATACGTTATTTGAATATCAGTGTGTTTACAAAATTTATAGAAATCGTTCATATCGCAAACCGGAGAACCCGATTGTGTAGAGAAACAATAATTTCTGCTTTGTCATGCTCAAAAATGGTCCGTGAACCCCACAGTTAAGGGGGTATAGAGATTGCATCTTAGCACCACATATCATTATCAAAATAATACGTAATAGAAATGAATAACTGGGAAGACTTGTCTACTCAGTGTAATGATATCCGCAAATTAAAATTAAATTTCTTGCGGGATGTATCTGGAGGAGTGAGTTCTACTCACTACCACTCAGGTTTTGTTTTGATCCTTATCACTAAGCGATCTGGTAGTATACTATTACATTAATAGATTTCATCTACCATTGTTTTGCTGTAGATTACAGCTTAGATCTAGTAAAAGTTGGAACTTAAACTTGCATCAGTAAACGATGCATGACAACCTAATGTGAGACTGTGTTAATTATAAAACGCACAGTTCACAAAGAGGTGTAATACATCACTTAAACGTAATTCGTAAAACGTTTAAGTTGTCCATAATAAACGAGACAAAGTGAACAATGTCTGTAAGTACAGGACGGGTGGTGTCTATATACAATTCGTGAAGTATATAGACTGACTTAGTTTTACGACATTTCGGTCGTGACCCAAGAATATGACGGGTCAGAAATGTTGTGTACAATACAATTCGTAAAGTATCGTAACAACGATGGTGCTATTTGATTCCGAATGGAAGGCTATAGCTAGCCGAATAAAAATGATAATACTATATATATTAAACTTGGTTTAGTGTAAAGGGGCATAAATGCCCACAATGAACTACTTAAAGTCAAATATGGCATGAATGCCGAATACAGTGGAAGCTGTTAAACTTCCAA